ATATCTATCGTAAGAACCTGGTTTAACCATATAACCTCCACCGTATTGAACTATGATATTACCTAAGTCAGTGACGTTTGGACTTTTTTTCATTTGTTGTATGTAACCTTCTTTGTTTTTTTCCAAATTTTCAATGTTTGCAAACCCCCTATCTCTCATTTGTCCCTTAATATTATTAAGTATGGAAATCAAAGATGGTTGGGCATTCATAACAATATCTTCTAAAAAACCAGGTTTGTTTTTAAACGCCAACAATAATTTGTTTGTAACTAATCCAAGTAATGTTTTGTTTCTTTGAAATGACTTGTCTTTATCTAACTTGAATAGATATGTTATAACTTCTTTTGTTGTGATATCTTTTGAGGCGTAATCTGCAGAATCAACCATTGATATTAGTTCAATGTCTTCGGGTGTGAATATTTCTTTTGGTGATACTGTTTGTGATATGGTTTTAACATTTGACCTTGATGGTGTAAAACTAACTGATTTTGTATCTTCAGCACCTGCTTGTGTATCGTGGTGGTCTGTATGAATAACAAACATTGGTTTACCGTGTGCGAAGTCAACCAAAACCGGCATCACATCTCCTTCTGCGTCAGTTTTCTTAACCGCAAATTCTCTATCTCCGTATTGTATTATTTCAGTATCAACAACTTGAATTCCTTGATTCTCCAAGTAATTTTTCATTGCTAAGGCGGTTGTTACTCCGTCCAAATCTTGGTGAAAATATATTTTTGCTTTTTTGTATCTATCCGCTAACTTATTAATATCTCTGATACCTGATTCATTCAACAACTTTTGAACTAATCTGTCTACTTGTGACTCTGATAAAATAACTGTATTCATATCAGATAAATATGATATAAAACAAAAAAACCAACTTAAAGTTGGTCTTCTTTTATCTCTTCAAGAGTTTTAAAGTAATTTACTCTTGTTTCGGCGACTTTACAATAGTTAGGTGATAGTTCAATACCAATCCATTGTCGTCCCAAAATTTCCGCAGCAACCAAACTAGTACCACTACCGGCAAATGGGTCCAATATCACATCATTCTTATAAGATAATATCTTAATCGCCTTTGTTGGAATGTCCATTGAGAAGGTCGCCTTAGTCATTGGTCTTGAGTCGTTCAAGTATTTCCATTGTCCGAATACCAACTCCATAAACTCTTTCTTATCTTCCTCCTGATAAACTACTTTAGTTTTGAATGTCCCATCCTCTTGTTCTATTTTAGTTGGAACTCCCTTCCATTGTGGTTCACCTTTTACTATCTTAATGTGTTTGTGTTTGTAAGCAAGTATCACACACTCCTTCGGGTTATAAATATAAGGACTAGATGGGCTCATCCACGAACCCCAAGCGGTCGTCTTACTTCGGTGTGGGGAATCTTCTTCTAAATCGACAATACCAAAAAACTTAAACCCAATTTTTTTCATTAATTGATATATCTCCGACACAAAGAAAATCCGTCCACCTTTATCTTGGCGATTGATTTCATAAGGAATATTAAGCGCGATTCTACCATCATCTTTTAATACTCTAAATGCTTGGGTTAACCAATTCTCCGAGAACTTTAAATACTCTTCAAAATAAACATCATCGTCGTGAACATCGTAAGCGATACCTACTCCATAGGGTGGAGATGTAACAATTAAGTCAATCGATGATTTAGGTAATGTCTCCATTACCTCAACACAATCCCCATTTATAATTTTTCCTGTTTCAATCATCTTTTTTCTATTGTGTTAATCTTATGTTGTAAGTACCAAAGTGCCTTTTTTAAATCTTCCAATTCTTTATCGGTGTTTTTCTTTCCCGCTCTTGAGATGTATTTTACTGTGTTTCCCAAACAAAAATCCAAGTCCCAAGCATCAATCACCTTGATTGCTTCATATGGATTTGACTCACCACCATAATGATTAGGGTGATTAACCATTTCTTTATCCATATCTCAACTATTTTGATAAATTAACTTCATTGTTTCAGGACTAATTACAAACTGAAAATCAATCATTGATAGACTGTCATCAGAGTAATCATTTTTAAACGATAGGTTTGAACCCTGAACATCAAAACTTAATCCATTTACTACATCACCAATTGGGTCTAAATATTCAATCGTAACTGCGGTAATTTTGAATAGGTCCGCAGGATTAAATGAATAATCTACGGTTTGATACATTTTTGTTTTGAAGATTAATTTCTCACCTTCATTATAAATTTTAAAACTTCTAAAAAGATATTCAGGTACTGTTACCTCTTTGTTAAATTTGATAATAAATCTGTTTGATTTGAGTGGTTCAACCGGTGTAAATTTTGTTAATTCAGGCATTTGATTTTATTTTATAAAAATTTTTATTCTCTTTCATTTCTTCAATGACACCCTCCTCAATATAATCTTTGAGTATTTCTTTTGCGTTATACTCGTTGCATTCTAAAATACTTTCAGCAATAAATGAGATGTGAATTGGGCTCCTTAATTTGTTAAGAAGTTTTCTTTCTTTGTTTTTTGGAATCTGTGTCGTCATTTGTTTCAACTTTTGGGGTTTTAAATTGATTTTTCCATTCTGATTTTGATACATATTCCCACCCGTATTTTACTTTCGGTTCGGCTTCTTTGTCTTTAACTCGTTCGAGTTTTCCGTTTGTTTTGTTTCTTAATGTTTTCATATATTCCAATCTTTTATTTGTTTTAAAATTTGTTTTTCGGACAATCCATTCTGATAAAGTTTGTATACTTCAGTTGATAACTTGTCAATGAATATTAATGCGTCTGCCTTGAATAGGTCTTTTAATAATTTTCCTTGTGTAAGGTTATTTTTTATTGTCTCTATCGTTAGAAATCTTTTTATCATTGGGATATTTTATTGAATTAATTAGTTCTCTTACTTTCTTTCCCAAAAGATAATCATTTGGATTTGTATTAACAAGTTTTTCAATTAATTCGTATGTAATTTCTGTTTTCATACTTTATCATATTTTATTGGTGAAGACTGATTTATGTAAATTAATATTCTTCTCTTGAAGATTGGTAATAGTGTTTGTTCTAATGGGTATTCATCGCCACCCATTACCTCAAAGATTGGGTATTTGTTATTAGCATCAGGTTTATTCCACTTGCTAAAATTATTAATAATATCATTTAAAGTCAAACCTTCTCTTGGGCCAGAGTAAATTTGGTTTGAGACATTTCTATAATCCACAGAACCTTTTGTTTTCTTTAACTTATATTCCCAAACATATAGAGTTTTTTCTTTTTTGTTGTGGTAATAAAAATATCCTGATTTTTTTGATAACTCGTTTTTATTTCTTCTTAACTGAACTGATATACTTTCGTTTACCAATCCCCATATTGATTTTGCAATATTAAAGTAATCGTAAATCTTTGGTGTTGCGTATTTTAAGATTTCTTGGTACTGACCATTATCATCTATGTTTAATTCAGGGACTTGGTTGTATTTTAAATCGGATACCAAAAGTTCATCGTCAAAGTATTCAAATTTCTTTTCGGTTGATAGCATTTTATTTTCACTAATCATCGTTCTGACATTGGCAAAATGCAAAGACAATTCAATAAATGAGGGGTAAACCTCAAATTTATCAAATCGTTCATTAAGTTTTTGAAAATAACTTAAAAGAACATATTGTTTGTGTTCTAAATCAATTGGGGTTTGAAACAACCAATCTGTGTTTAACAAAAACTCAAAACCTTTTTTTAATTTTCTTCCCGACATATTTTTTCTTTTAATAAATTATAATAAAGTATTGGGATTTATTAAAGGTTAATTAGTTCTCATTACAACATATGTTTCGTCATTAACATAAGTGGTTTCATATGTACCGTCATATCCATTCATAATTCCAATACCATCTGAATCAACCCACGCTTGAGCCAAAGCATCTTTATCTATATATTCTTCCGCATCCATTCCGAACTCTTCCAATTTTGCAATATAATCGTATGTAACATCGTCTAACAAATCATCTACTTTACTATCAATCATTTCTTGTGTTGGTTCTGTATCAGGTTCGATTTTATCTAATTCATCTTGCGCGGTCTCAATATTTGATTCGATTTCTTGTATGTTGAATTCTAAATTTTCGTATTCTTCGCTATCTGAATCGTCTAACTCACGTTGTTCATCTTCAGTATCGGATTTTAGTTGTTCCATTTCCTCAATATAATTTTCAAGTTGTTCTTTACGCTCTTCTTGTTCTGAGGTTAATTCAAAGTCGTCTTCGTCGAAGTACACCTCAGTATTGTTTCTGACATCATCCTCATAAAAATCTCTGAAGTAATCTAAAATACTTTCCTCATCTAAATGGTCTATCCAAAAATTTTGATTAAACCCACCAATTCCGTTTTCGTCTATGGATTCTTTAGCGTATTCAAGTGCAGCATCTTCTGCCCTGCTTTCTGTTGAAACTGCGTATGTATTACCTTCTAACCCTCCTTGGTATATTTCATATGTACGCATTTTTCCATAATAACCGTATCTACCAGGAATCAATGCATAAACATCTATCTTTTCTTCTATTTCTTCTATTTCCGCATCAATAGAATCTAATTCATCTTGTAGTTCCTCTGAATCATTACCTTGTTCTTGGTCGTAATATATGTTTCCTCTACGCTCTTTTAATTGTCTTAAATTATCAATATCTTCATCTGTTTGAACTTCATTCGGTTCTTCTTCTTGAAGGTATTGAAAAACTGCAATAGCACATAATCCTTCTTCATCCGCATTTTCCAAAGACCATTCATTATCTTCTCTTCTTGATTGACCCATTGCTAATTCACCGGCAACTCTTCTTCTTTCTCTGATTTTTGACATCTCGCTACCCCAATCAGAAATTCTACCCGTTACTGTTACACCATCTAGTGAAGCAATACCACTGTCAACTATATTCAAATCTCCATTAACTCTAATGATTGGACCTAAAGAGTTGATTTTCGAATCATTCAAAATCAAGTTACCATTAACCACAATTTTTTTATCTCTGTATTTTCTTAACTTTGATAATGCTTTTAAGTTGTGGTCAATGGCCGGAAACAATTTATAAAGTTCATCAGGTGTGACTTCAATAACGTCAGAAGTTTCTGATGTTTCGTCTTGTTCTTTAATAACTTGTATGAGTTTTGTTATATCTTGTTTTTTTAAT